TGCTTCTCCATTATACTCTATCCATAGTTCAGGATCTTCAAATGCAAGTTCAGGTTTTATTTCATTTAATGGAATTGTCTGAATTGAAAATAAAGAACCTAACTTTTTCAGGTTATTATTGAACTTTTCTGCTTCTTTAATGTATTTGGAGTATTCCATACCTTCATTTACAAGACTTTCTATCATTTCTGTTATAAATTCATAACAAGTATTGTAATCTTTTCTTTCCAAACCATTACTTCTTGGATAAAGATTGGTACCATGATTTATTCTACTTCCAGAATAGATACTATATCCATTATTGTCGTCAAAAATATCAGTTTGATGACGATTGTATGTAGAATCACCCTTTTTGTAGGAAGTATATGTTCTTGTAGTACATAATTCATTCACTTCATCTACTATCTTTTTAGGTATTTCTTTTTCACCTTGTCCTAGAAGCTGTAGTTCAGTATCTAAATACATTGCTACAGGTTTCCATAATGATATACGGAATTTATTTTCACGTTTCAGATTTACGACAAGAGCAAAGCTCATATCTCCATCAGAGTATTCTTCAATTCCTTTTATATCAGTACCACTCCAAAATACACCCATATTATGATGAGAATGCCACCAGCAAAACCTAAAGTTCTTTTTGCCATGTTTCTTTTGTGCATTACAATAATAATCTGCAAGAGCATCTTGATCAAGATCACAAGTAGAACCTGCAATCTCTTGTTTTAGAATTACTGGATCTGTTACAATCCAATCACTATCTTTGTCCTGATAGCAGATAGACATACCACCTATCTCACACTTATGTTCACTATATGCTGCTTTAGCATAATTGATTATAGTATTATAATCTTTTGGTGAAATATAGTATCCTGTTTTCATCGACTTTCTCCTATATTTATTGCACTACCATTTCTAGCAGCCCAGGCTATTACCCGTTCTTCGGGTGTCATGTTTTCATTTATTTCAGAATTACCAACAACTACAGATCCACTAAGTGTTCGTCCTGCGTTCCTAGCTTCTTCTTCTTTTAGTATTGCTTGTAATTCTCTAATACTACACATTTCATGCTCTTCACGGAACGCATAGGCAGCGTCATGGTCATCTTCCATCCTGTCATCTTCTTCACCATAATGAAGAATAAGAAGATCATCCATTGCTTCTTGCCATAGTTGTGTTTTGAATATAAAATCCAATACATCTAAGTGATCACCAGGATATCTAATTCTAGTTTTCCACCAAAAGTATTCAAGATTTATATCAGGATTACATTCAAGAACATGTTCAAATTGAACATTTGGATGAATAAGATTTCCTTCATCATTTGGAATTTCAAAATTTACTTCATTTGAAAGCATATATTGAGTTCCAGATTGATTTTGCAGAAGATTCCTACACATAAGAAGCAATATACCAGCTTCCCATTGACATTCTTCCTCTGTTTCAGGATCATTATATGCCATAGTTTTAGGAAAACTACAAGCATCATAGTTCATAATGGTTCCATCATCCATTGCATATGAATAATCAGATTTAAACTGACAGTTATCACAAGCATTTTCTGTATTAGTGTCATCTGAATCCACATATACTCCCCATTCATCAATAGAATGTTCCATTTCAACATTTTTTTGACTTTTCCAAGTACAGTTTTGCATATAATCTATAGGATTAAATGATCCTAATCTATTACTGCTTTCTCTTCTTAATGTCATTAACTTGGTATGTGCTCCTTCAGGAAATCCATGAAAACATGCATGAATACGATTTAATGGATTAGTATTAGGAATATGATACCTACTTAGCCAATTTGTACACAAAATGCGTAATGCAGGATAGTCTTTTGATTTTATAGCTGTTCTAAGATTACTGTCCATATCACCTGTACAAGTATTGCTAATCCAATCATTATGTTGAGAATCATAGTTATATCTTCTCGATACATATGGATGTGTAGTACCTTTGTAAAGAGGAAATATTCTAGCATTAGGATTTCCTAGTCCAGAATAGCTATTTAAAAAATCATCACCACGACATGTTGCATTCAAGTAGGTAAAGAAACTGAAAGACCATTTTAAGTCTATGTCTCCCCAAGGGATTACTCCTATTACTTCATCTACACCTGTACGTACAGTAATTACAATATCTTTTATTTTTAAATGAATCCATATCTTCATGTTACTCCATTGATCTGGATTATTTACAGACAATTGGGGTAATCCAACTGACAGTATACTTTGAGGATATTGTGCATTAAATTCTGCTTGTCTAGTTGTAAATGAATTCTTTTCTTCATTCCATTTTTCTACAATTAGATCAGTATTATCTACCCAATTATTATCACGATTTCTTTGTTGCCACATTCTTGATTCAATTTCACATGCATCAGACCAGAACTGTCTACCTCTCCATTGAGCATATTGATGTATTCTATCACGAAGAGAATATATACCTCTTGGTTTCATATTAAATTTCAAAGCAAATTTAGTATATGCAGCTTTTATTTTATCATATGTACCAGGTTTAAATCTGAACTTATTGGTTATTTTGATAATATCTGGTCCATCACTATATGATCTGTTGAAGTTATCAATCCTTCGTAGTAGCTCACCTTGTGGACCTATATAAATCTTATCAACCATTTCATCTATATCCAAATCAACTTCAGACATAGGTATAATTTCATTTCGATTCATGGCTTTCCTCTTCATTTTTAATTTTGTTAGCTACTTCTAATGCCTTACTATATCCATTAACAATTTTACTTAGTACTTCAATAGGTATGGTTGGATAATCGTGATTATGATCTGTTATAACAACAAAATCATTTTTATCTATTCTAAAATATCCTATTGGTTCTTCATTACATTCTACAGCTAGCAGATTAGAATTTATATCTTCATAGTTCCAAATTATTGATGTATTCATTTTAAAAAGTTCCCCATATTATTGTTAATATTATAATCCAAAAGCTTAAACAAAATCCTATTATGCTAAGCCAAATCGTTGTTCTTTTCATTTTACCTCCATTTAATATAAATAAAAAGGGAGACAGTTACCCATCTCCCTTGTTTAAGTGTTTTATGGAAGTTAGTTATTTACCACCACCTTTATCATTTTCCACTGCAGCTACAAGATCACCATCTTCTAATTGATGTGAATCTGTTACATTTGAACCACCCACTGATACGGATGATCCAACTGGTATACCAAGCTCTGTGCGTAAAGCTCCAATGTTGGCTGCATCTACTTCTTTTTCAACAAAACCACCACCTGCTAATACTTTTATTGTTAATGCCATGATTCTTGACTCCTTTTCCTTATTATTTTATTTGCTCGCTCACGAATGAGTTTCTTTATTGATTCATTTTTACAGGGACAATACTCAGCATAACTATAGCATTCACCGTTATGATCCCCTACATACTCGTAATGTACTCCATTTAAACATACAGTACATAATTTTCTCTTTAAGTTTACTATGTATTGTGAGATAGTATTCATTTTACAATTCGATCTTGTGATCGCCCTCCTCGTCATTTTCATTTGTGAACAAATCTCTATAAATATATCTTAATTCTCTGGTTATAGCATGTATTATACTTAGTACCTCTTCCTTAACACATCTTTCTCGTGCTCTTCTAAGCATAAACTCATGTCGCATTAACCTTTGTTTAAAATATGCTTTAGGATCTAATGGTTCACCTTTACCTAAATGTTTATTGAATTTCTTCACAACTGAATATATGTGTTAAAATGGAGGGGAAAACAACAATTTATGCCTTCCCCTGCCACTTTTCTCTTTATTTAGAGCCAACTAAGAGGTATAACCCATCAGTTTATTAGACTTTTTAGCTAGATTTAAAGCACGAGAATAGGCTTTTTCTCTCTCTTGGTCATTATTTTCGCCATTCTCATAAAAGTCTAGAAGCTCATTTACTCTAACATCAATAATTACAGCATCACATACTGGTTTAAGGATTTGATGATAGATTCCTGGTGCTGATGATTTAACTTCCATTATCCGAACATTTTCACAATGTCCCTCAACGATCTCTCTGTTAAGGTGACAATTTGACCATTATCTGTCATAAGATCAACACTTAAAACACGTAACTGATTTTTTGTGATAGTACCAAGATTACGATCTATTACTATACCATTTATAGGAGTAGATTCAGTAGTTGTTTTAGTAGGATGCTTGTGAGAATGTATAGTAGTTGTAGTCCGTTTTACTGGAGTAGTTCTTACTTTACCTTTAAGAGGAAACTGTTTTTCCCATTGATAAATGGAAGCAACAGAATATCCAACTTCTTTAGACGCCATTTTACGTGATTTTGCAGGACCATAACCTTCACGTAAGTATTTTCTTGCCAAACGAACAGCTTTGAGCCGAACAGCATTAGTTGGCATAGTCCAGCTTCTGAGAGTATTTGCCATTGATGAATCTCCTTTGTTTATTTTAAGTAATAGCTTGTTACACTTTGGTATCATAATAGTGCGAAATAACCCTAGAGTGTGCGGACTCTAACAAGCTAAGTTTATGCAGTTTATTGTTTTTCTCTCTAAATTAGTGAGCAGGTGGCTATTCGGATATGTTCGTTAGCCATTCATCAAATCCATTCAAGGTTAATTGAAGCGCACCTGCTCAAATCTGGAGGAGCTCAGCCTCGTTTCCGAACTCCTCCTTATTCCCAACTATAAACGGAGATTTACCTTTAGGAATATTGTTAAAAATTTGAGAGAGTCGTCAATATCCTGTAGAGTATGAAGTCTACGACTTGATGCCCCATAAAGGGTTGACATCTCCAGGTTTGAACCTATGGCTTGACCCTTCCTTTACCCCCTCAATTATATTAAATACCCTGAGATTACAGGTATGATAACCATTCTTTGGAGGGATTATCGGTGATTCCCCTCTTTGTCCACATACACTTGCGTGCAGTAAATGATCAAGCTCAACAGTTATAGACTGTCACTCTTATCGTTCAAGTCGTTTCAACAAGTACTTGCGTCATTACAAAGCGATCAACCCTGTACTGTGCTTTCTTCATTAAACTGTTCAGATTGGCTACTGAATCAGCTCCCTATTCACTAAGGTGTAGGGAATTAGAGCTCTATGTTCTTAAACGCCAAGGAGTCTTTTCGCAACTGTGTTATCAGTTCATGATTAACTTTAGTGCTAGGAAGGTGAATGTAGCGCTCGATAGTTGTGGCTACCTGCTCTTTTGAAGTAAGCAATACCACTCTACATTCTATGCTCTGATTGGTGATCAGTTTACATCATATTTTACGACATATCTTCTTTTACAGGAAGTATACCATTTATATTGAGATCCAGCCTAACTACCAAAGCTTTAGCTTATGAGTAACATAAATATTACCCGATCTCTTACGCATTTACCTATTGATGTTTCCATCTCAGTCTGATTTCCCACTCAAACCTATGATTCATCTCAGGATGTCCCATTGACTATCATATGTTATACGCTTGCTTACATGAACCATTGCTGGCGCTACTAACACTGCCGTGCCTTCACTTTTACACATTGCTGTGCTTATTCTATATGGACTATAAGCAGCCCAATTCTTAGTTGCGGAGACAGGAGTCGAACCTGTTACCTCTTGGTTATGAGCCAAGTATGCAACCATTACATCTCTCCGCTATATTTATCATCACAGTCCCTCACGATTTTACGTTCCGATTCTTGGGCTGTTAGCATAGTTCTTGCCTCATGGCCAGTGGCTCAGCGTTACTATGATGTTCCTGAGATGGTGTAGATCATAACACTCTTACTCTCTTTGGAATGGTTTTAACATAAATACTGTGGTGCTAAACCAATAAATGATTACTTGTTAACTGCTAAATTTAGTTAGTCTTGCAGCTTTTTGACGCCTACGTTTAGTCTCATGCCAAGTGACAGATAGTATTTCATAGGCATACATTGTAAGCCATGCTACTAGGCTTATAGATAGTATGACAGAGATTGCTATCAGTATGACTGCGCAGTGTATTACTACCAAGTCATTGGCTGTGAATTGACTGATGTATTGTATCATTTGATTGGTACTCCATATAGTTGGTGTTTATGTATGAGTTACAACTGTTTTATTACTAAGTTAATTACCCACATGACCACAAGGGAGGACATAAGCCCCCCCTATTAGGTCATTAAAGTCTCTATACTGGTACTGATGCTGATCCATCCACGCTATCACCTGTGGTATCTGCATCTACTCTACCAAGAGAGAGAAAGTCTGCTTCATCTATAAGATCATTAGATGATGGGTTATAATACATCAACTCTGGTAATGTATCAGGCTCTACTTCAGTGATCATGATGAAGTAAGGTAATACTTCTGCTTGACCACGAGGTGTGCCTTGGATTCGAGGACCAATGGGTGTCATCACACGATTAATAGAGCTGAACATCCATCTGCCAGAGTTAGACTTACACTTGAACATCTTAAGGTATCCCATAAGAGTATACTCCTTATATTAGTTAGTTAATGATTAATTCGAAATGAAAGATAACGTAAATCAGAAAGTGAAAGTCTGATTATAGCACGGCCCCGCTTGAATATAGGCCATACACTAAAATCCTGCAATTTTTGAAACTTGCCTTGCTTCCTATGGTTGTTTAACATATAAACTATCATATGAGCGCTAAACGTATATATCATTTGACTATTGCTTATAATCCTGATACGGAAGAGATAGAGTACATTATGGAATCTATTGATGAGTCAGCTGATTCTGAGGTTGTTCTTTTGGGTACTGCTGATCTTGCTGAATATTTCAGAGATACCCAGAATGCAGATGAAGAGATAGAACGGCTCTTAGAGGAATTTGGCAATGTTGAACCTGGCGAAGCCTAGGTACTATAGAGTATCTCTATACTAAGACATACTCCCTTACGGGAGTATTAGTATACTATATCTCTAAACTTAATATATAATATATAGCGCGCGTACGAGAGACTATGAAAGATGACTTAACAAAATTATTAATACTTATGTGGCTTTTTGGTACTGCATATGGTATCTATGAGATATGGGCTAGTGTAGCCTATATGTCAGATTTGATGGATGCTTATATACAGATGGTTATGAACCAGATAAGGAAATAGATGAGGACTTACAGGGTATCTGATATGTACCATAAAGTCTACGAGGATAGGTCTGAATTGCCTAGCAGCATGGTAGTTGTGCATAATTGGAGGAAGGCCCAGATCGGTGACTGGGTAGAGGCCGATGATAATTGCATTATCCAGATATTACGCAAAGGCAAAATGAAGACTCCCAGAGGTAAGGCTAAATATAGGGAATATGTAGGTACTTGCTCGGGGACGTTCATATGCTCTCCAAAAGTTAAGATGGATACATCTAAACGGGAGAACATATGGACAATCTCGGGAAAAGACACTGAGAGAGTTATTTTGGATCGTAGGAATTTAACTACATGCGAGATAATATTTGTACAATATATGGCTGGTGGCCTAGCTCCATCTGAAGCTTACCTTAGCGCATATAAGACAAATAATCCTATGTATGCAAAAGAACAGTCTACAAAATTAGTAAAGACTGAAAGGATACAAAAAGCTATGAAGGAAGAGTTGAAACCAGTTTTAGAAGAATTAAATATTGATGACAAATCTGTGCTGGAAGGCATAAAGAGGGTCGCAGAGAATTCCGAGAAAGATGAAACAAAGTTAAAAGCATTATTTAAACTTTCAGATATCTTAGATCTCGAGGATAAAACTCAGACCAAAGTTACCCAGCTTAGTGGGGCCGTCTTCCAAGGCTTTGCCGACAATATTTTAGAAGAAGTTCAACGCCCAAAAGAGATAGGGGAAAAGAATGGCTGACATAATTGATATCGGGAATACTCCTGATAATAGTCCGCTCAAGACTGGTGGTATGAGAAGAAAGTATAATAAGTCAAAATGTGGCAAGGGCTATAAAAATGTAAAAGGTAAGTGTGTAAAGATAAGAGAAAGCAAATAATGGCAGGCAAGCGATTAGATCTATTTAAGCATGATAAGAAAGACAGGCCTAAAGAAGCCTACCACATATGACCGTATGAAGGCACACCGCATCCAGTTCAGGAGGCACACAAAGCGAAGAAAAAGAAATAGATGGCTAACGTGAACTTTCATAATGTAAGTAATGAGGAAGAAACTCTCAGACTTACATACCATGATTTAATTGCATTTGGTAAGTTGTTTCTTCCAGATGACTTTATGCGCTCTGAGACTCCTTTCTTTCACTACGAAGTGGCAGATGCGGTCAATGATAATGATATACGTCAGTTGGCAGTTATACTTCCCAGGGGTCATGGGAAGACAGTAATGACGAAGTGTTCTATCTTGCATGATTTCTTATTTACTAAAGAACCTTTATTTTATGGTTGGGTGGCTGCAAGTTCAAAGATTAGTGTTCCTAATCTTGATTATATTAAATATCATTTGGAATACAATGATAAGGTGAGGTATTTTTTCGGGGATCTCAAGGGCAAAAAATGGACAGAAGACGATATCGAGCTTAGGAATAATTGCAAGCTTATCAGTAAATCTAATCTCTCAGGTATCAGGGGAGGTGCTAAGCTCCATAAAAGATATGATCTTATTGTACTGGACGATTTTGAAGATGAGAATAATACAATCACTCCTGAATCTAGGAGTAAAATTGCGAACCTTGTTACGGCTGTTGTATTCCCTGCTCTTGAGCCTCATACTGGTAGGCTTAGAATTAATGGGACGCCTGTTCATTATGATGCGTTCATTACTAATATCCTTACTGGTCATGATAAAGCAAAAGCTAAAGGAGAAGACTACAGTTGGACAGTAATTACATACAAAGCTCTTCAGGAAGATGGGATGCCTTTATGGCCATCCTGGTTTGGCCTGGAAGAGATGGAAAGAAAGAAAAAGTTTTACGCAGACTCTGGCCAACCACAGAAATTTTACCAGGAATATATGATGGAGGTTCAGAGTGAGGAAGATGCGATATTCACGAGAGACCATATTAAATACTGGGATGGGCAATTCTTGCATGATGAAGAAACTGGAATTAGTAGTATAGTTACGGAAGATGGCGACGTCAAACCAGTCAATGTTTTTGCGGGGGTTGACCCTGCTACGGATTCTCAGCGTAGGGATGCTGACTATAGTGTTATTATCTTTGCTGCTTGCGATGTGGACAATAATATTTATGTTCTCGATTATCTTAGGAAGCGCGGTATACCTGTGCTCGGTATTCCAGGGTCTGATAAAAAGGGGATTGTGGATTATATATTCGATTATGGAAAAATATACCACCCGTTAATGTATACTATAGAAGATACAACAATGTCTAAACCTGTATTCCAGGCTATACGAGCAGAGATGCTGAGAAGAAATGATTTTTCAATAAGTTTTAAGGAAGAGAAGCCAGGAACAAGAATGTCCAAAAGAGATAGAATTCAGGGAATATTAGCTCAAAGATTTGCTGTAGGCCAAATGCATATCAAAAAGAATCATTATGATCTGCAGAGAGAGACTATCACATTTGGACCAAGGATGGCTCATGATGATACGATAGATGCTCTGGCATATGCGTGTAAGTTTGCATATCCTTGTGAATTCAGTAAAGGTGCAGATGGAGAATGGATGAAGAAGAAACCCAAAGCTAAATCATGGGTAACAGCATGATAAAGTTTATCGTACTTTCCGTACTATTAAATGCAGGAGAAATACAGGCTATTATGCCCGATGGTACGAAAATAGAAGCAAGAAAACGTGGTGGCAAGAATAACCGTGGACGTCGTAGAGGCGGAGGAGGGTTGCGTTGATGAGAGTTCAAGATATGAATTGTGTTATGGGACTTATTACTAGGATTAATATTTATAGGGACATTTAGATATGGCGATTATATTACCAGAGAATGCCCGCAGGAGAGTTATACCTGTCCAAAAATATGTGACGTGGATCACAAACACCTACCAATAGAGGAGTGTAAGAATGGCAAAAACAAAAAGAGCAGAACAAGTAAGACAACTTTACAAGCTCTCGAACAATTGGACGAGGAGGCAGTGGGAGTTCATAAACCAGAAGGGGTATGATTTCTCTCATGATGAACAATTAACTACCGAAGAAAGGGATTCCTTGGAAGAGCAGGGAATGCCTACTTTTACAATTAATCGTATACTTCCAGTAGTTGAAATGCTTAATTTCTATGCTACAGCCAATAATCCCAGATGGCAGGCTATTGGTATAGAGGGTTCTGATGCTGATGTAGCATCAGTATTTGGGAATATGGCAGATTATATATGGAATCTGTCTGATGGCTCAACTTTGTATTCTAATGCAATAAATGATGCTATATGCAAAAGTGTAGGGTATATTCTTCTAACTGTAGACCCAGATCAGGATAATGGTATGGGAGAAGTCGTACTTCGGCAACCTGAACCTTTTGATATCTTTGTAGATCCTAAATCTAGAGATATGCTGCTAAGGGATGCAGCTTTTGTCCTTATTCGCAAAGTACTTCCTAAAAACCATCTAATTAAATTATTTCCTGATTATAAAAGAAAAATTAATGCTGCTTCTTCCGATGAAGCTCGTGAATATAGCTGGAGTGCCAGGGCATCTGGCAATAGTGAGCAAGAGCTTTTTGCATATAATGACGATGAAAATGCCAGTGAAGCTATAAGTCCAGATGGTAGTCAGGATACTATGCTTGAATTTTTTGAGGTATACGAAAAACTGAAAATACCTCATATGAATGTATTTTATAGAATACCTCCAAATGAAGAGCAATTAGCTCAAATTAAACAGCAAGTTCAGGTAAAAATGAAGGAAATGCAGGCTGAAATGGAAGTCCAGTTGCTGGAACAGCAAAAGCAAATGGAAGAGGCTGTACAGGCAGGAGAGATGCTTCCTGAAAGATATGAACTCGAAATGCAGAAGGCTCAGGAGATGATGGAACAGCAATTACAAGCTGCAGAACAAGAATATATGAGCCAGCTTCAAAATGAAGCATCTAAGATCGAAAATCAAGTTATAAGTGAAAAAGAATATAAGATCTTAATGGAAGAGGAAGCTTTTGCTGAGAATGTAGTAGGACAGATGAGATTCCATGCACATAGGATAAAACAGACAACTATAGTCGGTGATAAGCTCTTATATGAAGAAATTCTTCCTGATAATATTACTGATTATCCTATAGTGCCATTTCATTACAAGTGGACTGGCACACCATTCCCTATGAGTGCTGTTTCACCTCTTATCGGAAAACAGAGAGAATTAAATAAATCACATCAGATTATGGTGCATAATGCATCTCTTGGTAGTTCATTGCGCTGGATGCATGAAGAAGGGTCTATTGATATGGATTATTGGGAGAAGTATTCATCTTCTCCTGGTGCCCTATTACCTATTAGACCTGGTGCTACTCCTCCTACCGCAGTGCCTCCAGCGCCACTTTCTAATGCTTTCTTCACTATAGTACAAGAGGGCAAGACAGATATGGAGTATCTTGCTGGGATATATTCTTCCATGCAGGGAGATACTCAGGCTCAGCATGAAACATTTAGAGGCATGCTGGCATTAGATGAGTATGGTACTAGGAGGATAAAGCAGTGGATGCAGCATTCTATAGAACCAGCATTACGGCAATTAGGAAGATTGGTTATGCAGTTTACTCAGGCAGTATATACAGCTAATAAGAGATTCAGGATTATTCAGCCTTCGGCAATACAGGAACAAAGGGAGACTGAAATCAATATACCTCTATATAATGATATGGGAGAAGCTATTGGTAAATCTATGGACTATGCGTCTGCTAAGTTTGATGTTACTATAGTAGCTGGATCTACATTACCTGTTAATAGATGGGCATACCTTGAAGAATTGAAAGAACTTATGAAGCTAGGAGTGGTGGATGATTTAGCTGTCCTTGCCGAAACAGATCTTAGAAACAAGGAAGGTATAGCTAAGAGAAAGAGCATGTATGCTCAGATGCAGGGACAATTAGAGCAGATGGATGAACAAGTCAAGGATCAGGCTGGAACTATTGAGACTTTAGAACGTCAATTGGTCCAAGCTGGCATTAAGGGTAAGGTTATGCAGGGAGCTATGGAACTTGAGAAAAATAAGCAGGATGTACGTGGATCCAGGCAATCATCGCTTCTTGAAACTGAAGCTCAGCAGAAACTTTTACGTAATATAAGAAAAAATGATCTTGATGTGGCATCTGAAAAAATGGATATGGCAGTTGAGCGTGCTGGAAATAATGTAAAAAAAGATTAAAAAACTTCTTGCATTTAAGCATTAAATGCTATATAAGTTTATAGACTCTTAAATAAGGAGATAACAATGACAGAAGAAACAACCCAAAGTAACCCAGAAACTGCAGAAAATGCAGTATTTGGCTCTCAGGGAAACGACTTCTTTGAAGCGCTTGAAAATGACGTCAATGGCGCTATACAAGATGACGTTGGAAACTCTGAGGTAACCCCTCCTCTACAAAGTGGCTCCGAACAGGTAACCCACGTCAAAAGCGAGGAAGGCTCCAAAAACGAGACACAGGTAGATTGGGAGCAACGATATAAAGATTCAACAAGAGAAGCTCAGCGTTTACACGGTGAGATGTCTGAATTGAAGCCCTTTATTCCTGTTCTTGACGCAATGAAAAACGACAGTGGTCTTGTAGATCATGTTCGTAATTATCTGACAAATGGTGGCAAACCTTCTGCTACAATTCAGGATCAACTTGGATTAGGCGAAGATTTTGTCTTTGATGCTCATGAAGCTATGTCTGATGGAAAATCAGACTCAGCAAAACTAATGAATGCTCATGTGGACCGTATGGTCCAATCAAGAGTTGGTCAAATGATTGGTGATGAAAAGAGGCGGGCTGCTGACACACAAGCCGATATTAATAGGCAAAGTGAGGAAAAGGCATTTCGTGAAAAGCATACTATGACTGACCAGGAGTATGAAGGCTTTGTTAATAATGCTAAGGAGCATATCTTAACTTTAGAAGATATACATTATCTTTTAAATAAGGATAGGACAGCTGCTAATACAGCAAATTCTACTAAAAAGGATATGCTGAATCAGATGAAAAATGTACGGAACATACCTACAAGTGCCAGTGGAGCAAACTCGCAAGGCTCTAAAGAGCAAAGCATGGACGATAATGTCTTTAATGCTTTGAAGAGCGTTGACGATACTTTAGACAACCTGTTCGAGTAGGCACAATAAAAAGCTTAACAGCTTTTGCCTTCTCTGAACA